ATCCGTTTGTAGGGGGCACAGCTGCTCAGCATAAATGGAACTTAAAAGACCCAAGAGATTTAGATGCTGCGTTTAGATTAGTGTTTAGTGGTGGGTGGACTCATTCAGCTAATGGTGCAACACCAAATGGAACTAATGCATATGCTGATACATTCTTTAATCAAACAACTAACTTTACAAGCACATCAAATGCTTCAATAGGTGTTTACCTAAGAACAAATAATGCATCTACAGGTGCTGATATGGGTGCAGGTGATACAGGTTCTGCAAGACAAGGAATGTTAATATTTTCGTCTTTTGGTGGCACATATTATGGTTGTGCTATGGGTGATACATTTATTGGTCCTGCACCAACTAATAACGACTCGAGGGGATTTTATTCAGTAGTAAGAAATGCTGGTGTTCAATCTTTACATAAAAGAGGAAATATTACTTTAAATGTTTCAGAAACAGAGGCAGTTGGTTCTGTTACAAATGAAACAATTTGGGTAGGTGGTGGAACAAGTGGAGGTTATAATTTTAGCAGTAGAGAAACAGCATTTAACTTTATTGGTGATTCTTTAAGTCAAACTGAAATAGATAACTATTACACAGCAGTTCAAGCATTCCAAACAACCTTAGGTCGTTCAATAGGCACACAAACAGTATCAGATGCAGATGCACAAGCTTTTGTTACTAATGCTGGAATAGTTGACCAAGTAGAAGCTAACGCAGTTAACAACCTTGTTATCGGACTTAAAGCAGATGGCTTGTGGAGTAAGATGAAAGCTGTTTATCCGTTTGTTGGAGGGACTTCGACTACAACAAGCTATAACCTACGTAACACAGCACAATACCAAATCACTTGGAATGGAGGAATTACATTTAGTTCAACAGGCGTTTTACCTAACGGAACTAATGGTTATGGTCAAACAGGTTTTTCATTTAACTCAACAACAGCATTAAGTAGCCATATTTCAACTTATATAAGAACTAATTCAACTTCTTTTGCTTGTGAAATGGGAAGTGGCAATGCTTCAACGGGGGATGATGAATGTAGAATTGTAAGGAATGGGGCAGCTTGGTCAAATAATCAATGTGATAATGTAGGTGGTAGATTAAGTCCTTCTGCAGTTAATTCAACTGGGTTAATTTTAAATTCTCGTAGAGCAAACAATGATTGGGAAACTTATCAAAACGGAATATCTTTAGCAACTAAAACAACTACAAATTCTTATACAGGTGGAAGTAATTATTCAATAGCTTTATTTGCAAGAAATTCAGTAGGAAGTTATGATATTTATTCCAACAAACAATGTGCCTTTGCAAGTATAGGAGATGGTTTGACTGATACCGAAGTAACAAACCTAAACACTCGAGTAACAACATTCCAAACAGCATTAAATAGAAACGTATGAAACTAAATGAACTAACAAAAGAACAAAGATTAACTTATGTAGGGTTGCTTACTGAGTTACAAAAAGACGAATTAGTAGGTCAATGGTATGCACCTGATAGCTATTTCAATCCTATTCAAGACCTAAATGATAATTGGGTTATATCAATAGAGGAAATGGAGCAATGTGTTAATCCTGATTTTCTTTGGGTTAAAGACCTTGACTTAATACCTTACGAACCAAAACCAACACCACCACCTTTTGAATGAAATATCTAATAATATTTTTATTGGTATTAACAGCATGCACACCTCAACGAAGATTTGATAGGTTAGTTAAGAAGTACCCATATCTTTTAACAAGTGATACGCTTGTAGTCAGAGACACGATACGCGATACAATTCGTATCACGATTCCTGAAGTTGAAGTTGATACAATTGTCAACATAAAAGAACTATATGACACTATTACCATAGAGAAAGATCGTATTAAAGTTCAGGTTTGGCGAGTGAAAGATAAGGTATATATAAATGGTAAATGTGATACTGTATATATCGAAAAGCCAATAGAAAGGATAGTATACCGGAAGATACCTGTAAAGTATTACGAAAAGACACCATGGTATAAAATCTTGCTAAATAATATTCTAGGAATTTTATTAATTTTGCTCATAGTATATATTACTTATAGAATTATAAGAAAACACTTAATATGAGAACAAAATTACTTTTACTAGCAACATCATTTTTAGCAGTACTATCTCCAGTCAAACCAATGATATATGTTGCATTACTTGCTATTTTTTTAGATACATCATTTGGAATTTGGAGAAGTGTTAAAAAGGGTGGATGGAAAGCTATTAGAAGTAGAAGACTATCTCACGTTGTTAGTAAGTCTCTTTTGTATTGTGGTGCTATATTATTTATCTTTTTGGTAGAGAAGTATATTGCTTCTGATTTATTAGCACACTTTATAGCAGTTGATCTTGTAATGACAAAAATTGTAGCGTTCTTTTGTGTGGCTGTAGAGATTAAATCAATCAATGAGAGTTATGAGTCAGTTACAGGAAAGAACTTACTTAAATCGTTACGTGAATTCGTAACTAGAGCAAAAGAAGAAGCTGATAAGCTGTCATGAATCCATTTATTGTTTTTATCCTTATATTTGTAACAGGAATAGTTATAAACCATATTATAAGGAAATGAAATTAGATACTACTAAGATAGTTCAAGCAAGATTAAAGGAAAGCCAGTATTTTCAAGAAGTAACTCCTAAGAATCAAATCTATTTACATCATACAGCAGGTGGTGGAAACGCTGTTGCAGTTTCAAAGTATTGGGACACTACAAAAGACAGAGTTGCTACAGCATTTGTTATAGGAAATAAGGGTACTATCGTACAATGTTTTTCATCTAGAGAATGGGCGTATCATTTAGGTCTAAAGAACGCTCCTTTTTCAAATATGGGATTACCATACAAGGCTCTTGACAAAAACTCAGTTGGTATTGAAGTATGTAATTATGGTCCACTTAAAGAAAGAAATGGCAAGTTCTATAATTATGTAGGAGGTGTTGTTGATCCAAGCCAAGTAACTAAACTTGACAAGCCATTTAAAGGGCATTTTCTTTGGGAGAAATACACTGATGCTCAGATTGAGAGTTTACGTCAGTTGGTTGTGTACTTATGCGAGACTTATGACATTCCAAAAGATTATAATGATGACATTTGGGATTTGTCAAAGAGAGCTATGAGAGGTGATGATGGTATATTCACTCACAATTCAGTAAGAAAAGATAAGTCAGACATGTACCCATGTCCGAGAGTAATTGAGATGTTAAAGAGTTTGTAATGAAGAAGCAGAAAGATATATCATCATTTGTAGCTAGACCTAAGGTAAGTCGGCCAGGTGTTCATGCTAAGACAAAAACTAGTAAGACAAAGACAAGTAAGAATTATAAAAAACAATATAAAGGACAAGGAAGATGAAAGTAAATAATTATCCGTTAAAAACACCTAGTACAGGTGATAAACTATTTGGTAGTGATTCAAATGGCGATCAGAAGCAGTTTGATATGTCAAACTTCGGAACAAGTACATATAAAGTATATACTGCATTGTTAACTCAAACTAGTACTAATGCACCTACAGCAGTTGTGTTAGAGAATACTATTGGTAATATAACTTTCAATTATAATGGGATTGGTTCTTATGATATGATTTTAACTGGTGAATTCTTAGCTAATAAGACATGGATAGTAGCAGGATCGGCTGACATTAATGCAGGTGGTGGTGATTTTGCTACATTAGATGCAAGACGTTTTGATGATGATACAATTAGATTGATAACTTATGATAATTTTTCATTAGCTAATGGAATGCTTGTAAATACATCAATTGAAATACGAGTATATAATTAGTATATTTGCAATATAAAATTTAATAAAATGAAAAAAATTGAAGAACAAGAACTGTCTAAATTGACAGAACTTAACCGAAACTTTAGAGATTTAAAGTTTGAAGTCGCTGACATTGAGCTTTCGTTCGAAAGATTAAAAAGCAAAAAGAAATCAACTCTAGCAAATTTAGATATTGCTGCACATGATTTAGCAAAGTATCAAGAAGAGATAGTTGCTAAGTATGGTGAGATATCTATCAACTTACAGACTGGTGAATATAATTAGAAAAATATCGATTGGTCCTGACTATATGAAGTCAATGAACTATACTGTTGGACAGGAAGTTCTTGATAAAAGTTATTCTATCTATCAGATAATAAGAAATGATGATGGAATTAAACTATATATCATTAAGGAAGGCGAGATTGTTTTATGGAAGGAGTTTTCGAACACTGTTCCTGTATCAATTGAATATAATATAAATTTTTAATGAAAGCACCATACTGTTTTATCATCAAAGCTGTTGATGGTAGGAGGTATGACAACATAAGAACTTACGGAGACAAAGAGTTCATTGTAAGTACCTCTCAAGAAGATCACACAGTTTCAAATAGATTTGCTGAGGTAATATCTGTTCCAATTTATTATGATGGGCCTATAACCACTGGCGATATTGTGGTTGTACACCATAATGTCTTTAAGTTTTACTATGACATGAGAGGTAGGCAAAAGAGTAGTTGGCATCATTTAAAAGATGACTTATTTATTGTTGAGCCTGAGCAGGTGTATTTGTATTCCAAGGATAAAGATTCTTGGAGCGCACCATCTCCATTTGTTTTTATTAGGCCTATACCATCTGAGGATAAGATATTTAATTCATTAGGAACTTTTGAAGAGTTGTGGGGTGAGGTTGTATTTAAGAATGACGATGTATCGGAATTTGAAGTTGGTGACATAGTATCATTCACTCCAGATAGTGAATATGAATTTAGGATAAATAATGAAGTTCTTTATAGAATGTATAATCGGAATATATGTCTAAAAAAGTAGAGATATTAGAGGCAGCTAAGGTTGCTATTGATGAGTTGATAAAGGTATTGAAAGAACCAATTATAACTCGATCTGAAGATGATATATCGGCAGATAAATTAAAGAATGCTGCATCGGCTAAAAGGTTGGCATTTGAGGATGCGTTGAATATGTTACAGAAGATTGAGGAGGAGGAGAATAAAAGTAGCGATTCACAAATCGCTACGATAAACGTAGGAAATGGTGGATTCGCAGAAGGTAGAGCAAAAACCAAGAATGGAAAATAATTTATATATCATACTTGATGATTACATTACAAAAAATGTAATTACAACCAAAAATAGATATAAGTCTTGGGAGTATGGTTATAATAAAGATTATGATGTTGTTGTTATATCAAAGGATGGTACAATTGGTGAGATATATGAGATTAATAGTGTTAAGGTAGCACTACCATCAATACCTGAAAAAGTTACCGATTACGGTAATAAATGGGTAGCACAAGAATATCCATCTGAGCTACAAAAAATCAAGACAATATTTGATTGGAACAGAAGAGATAATGCTTTTAAGTCAAAGTACGTTGACTTGATTGAAAGCGAGTTTGACAAAAGAGAGAATGGGCATTGGTTTATAAATAACGGTAAGCCAACCTATATGACAGGCACACATTACATGTATTTACAATGGACAAAAATTGACATTGGTCTGCCTGACTTTAGGGAGTCGAATAGGATATTCTATATTTATTGGGAGGCATGCAAGGCTGATGTTAGGTCTTTTGGAATGGACTATTTAAAGAACAGACGTTCTGGTTTCTCGTTTATGTCTAGTTCTGAGATATGCAATACTGGTACAATTGTAAGAGACTCAAGGATTGGTATACTGTCAAAGACTGGTAGTGATGCTAAGAAGATGTTTACAGATAAAGTTGTTCCCATTGTAAGAAACTATCCATTTTTCTTTAAGCCTATTCAGGATGGTATGGATAACCCAAAAACTGAGTTAGCATTTAGAGTTCCGGCAAGTAAGATCACAAGGAAAAACATGGATCAAGAAAATCAAGATGAGATTGATGGACTTGATACGACAATTGACTGGAAGAATACAGCTGACAACAGCTATGATGGTGAGAAGCTACTACTTCTTGTGCATGATGAGAGTGGAAAATGGGAGAAACCTGAAAACATATTAAACAATTGGCGTGTAACAAAGACTTGTTTGAGACTAGGTAGTAAGATTGTTGGTAAATGTATGATGGGTTCTACATCAAATGCATTGAGCAAGGGTGGTGAGAATTTCAAGAAATTATATAACGATAGTAATCCAAGAACAAGATCTGCCAATGGTCAAACCAAAAGTGGTCTTTATTCATTATTCATTCCAATGGAGTGGAATATTGAGGGATATATTGACGAGTTTGGATGGCCTGTATTTGAAGATCCTGATAAACCAATAAAAGGTATTGATGGAGAGATGATAACGCAAGGCGTAATTACTTGGTGGAATAATGAGGTTGCTGCATTGAAGGGTGATTCTGATGCGTTGAATGAATTTTATAGACAGTTCCCTAGAACTGAGTCGCATGCGTTTAGAGATGAATCAAAGCAATCAGTTTTTAACTTAACAAAGATATACCAACAGATTGACTATAACGACTCTTTGATTAAAGATCAAGTGTTGACAAAAGGCTACTTTCATTGGAAGAATGGTGTAAAAGATAGTGAGGTTATTTGGACACCTGACAAGAACGGTAGGTTTTTGGTCTCATGGATACCTAATAGCAGGTTGCGTAATAATGTAATCAATAGAGGAGGTAAGAAATTTCCAGGCAATGAGCATTTAGGAGCATTTGGATGTGACCCATATGATATATCAGGAGTAGTTGGTGGTGGAGGGTCTAATGGTGCTTTGCATGGAATGACTAAGTTTCATATGGAAGAAGCACCTACAAATGAGTTCTTTTTGGAATACATAGCAAGGCCTCAGACTGCTGAAATATTTTTTGAAGATGTATTAATGGCTTGCGTATTTTACGGTATGCCTATATTAGCAGAGAATAACAAGGCTAGGTTATTGTATCATTTTAAGAATAGGGGATATAGAGCGTTTTCAATGAATAGACCTGACAAGCATAAAACAAAGCTATCTAAGACTGAATTAGAGATAGGTGGTATACCTAACTCATCCGAGGACGTTAGGCAAGCGCATGCATCAGCTATTGAGACGTATATTGAGGAGTATGTAGGTCTTGATACTGAAGGAACATATAGAGATCCTGACTGCATGGGTTCTATGTATTTTACTAAAACTTTAGAGGATTGGGCTAGATTTGACCCAAATAATAGAACAAAACATGATGCTTCGATTAGTTCAGGTCTAGCAATAATGGCTACACGTAAGCATTTATTTGAAACAGAGAAAAAAGAATCGAAAATAAGTATTAAATTTGTAA